ATACAAAGTATACATTGACCCATATGCGTCAAATAATACTGCGGCTCAATACTTCACAGTGGGTTACAAAGGAAATTCACCTTATGATGCTGGTATGTTCTATTGCCCATATGTACCACTACAAATGGTAAGAGCAGTAGGCGAAAACAGTTTCCAACCAAAAATTGGTTTCAAAACTAGATATGGTTTAATCAGAAACCCATTTGCTGAATCTTCAGCACAGGCTTCTGGTGTAGGAACTGACCAAGCAAACACTTACTACAGAATGGTAAAAGTTGCTAACTTAATGTAGTTTTTTACTATCACTGAATTAAAGGGGGCCAAATACGGCCCCTTTTTTTATTATAAATACTAATATGACAGACTTAACAATACCAACAAAACAACCATCTAATTTAGATTATGCTGATCCTACTAAGTTTAGGTTTCAGTGTGTAAAGATTCCTAAAGTTGAGTTTAACACAATACAATGTAATGTGCCAGGTATTACTCTTACTGAGTTAGTACAACCTACTAGACTACAGCAAATCAGAATACCAGGTAATGATTTAACTTTTGAAGACTTGACAATACAGTTTATTGTAGACGAAGACTTAGAAACTTATACACAGATACATGATTGGATGGCCGCATTAGCACAAATGGATAGTGACGATAAGTATAGAGCATTGATCACAGAAGGTAAAGATCGCATGCCATTATCTCAACAACAAACATCAACTGACGCAGGTCGACCTGGCATTGCTACACCAGATGGTGCCATTTTTGCTGACGCTAAGTTGACGATATTGACAAGTAGGTTCATCTCAAAAATAGAGATAAATTTCCAAGATATATATCCTAAAAGTCTAAGTGCGTTAGACTACAATCAAAACTTAACTGATACTGAGTATCTTGTTGCTACATGTACGTTTGGTTACAAGATACACACATACAAAACACTATGATAAATTATGACACTAGAAGAACTACAGGACCAGGCGTCTAAAGACCTGGCAATAGATGATACTCAACTTGATATAGAGAGTTTATCTACACCTACACTACACAGTAAATACTTAAAAATATATTCAACATATGCTTTGATGTTGAAGAAAGAAGAAGGCGACTTCTCTAAACTTTACGTTAAGAGATGGTTATTCTATACAGGTAAAGCAACACCAACAGAATATGCTGAGGAGGACTTTCAACTTAAAGTATTAAGACAAGATGTTGATAAGTTTATTGATGCTG